GACTAACCCACGCTACCCACATTGGGTACTTCAAGGGTGGAGCAAGCTAAACCCTTAGCTCAAAAGCTGACAAGCCCCAAGCGTGTAGGTTCGCTTGGGGCTTGTCTTTTGCTAGGATTATTGCAACAGAGAGTGAACCTACATGAGCAAGAAAAAACTAAAAGGTACTGTTTCAGTCCTAAGCAATTCGCCAGGGATGCCTACTGGCTATGGCATCGCCACAGAAGCCCTTGTCAATTTACTAAAGCGTGATGGTGCCGATGTTGCAGCTCTAAGCAACTATGGGCATGAGGGCATCAACTCAACCTACAAGACTAGGTTTGGGGACATCCCACTCTATGCCAGAGGGTCAGAGGCTTACAGCAACGATGTTGCACCAGCTCACCACAAGCACTGGAAAGCACTCAACGCTAAACAGCCTGACTTGATGATTACCCTTTACGATGTTTGGGTCTTGAACTCTAAGAGTTATGACAGCATCCCGATTGCAAGCTGGACCCCGATTGACCACAACCCAGTCCCACCTGGTGTTTTGCAGTGGCTAAAAAAAGACAATGTGACACCGCTTGCCATGAGCAAGTTTGGACTAGAGCAGATCAACAAGGCTGGAGTTGACGGCCACTATATCCCTCACAGCATTGACACCAACATCTTCAAACCCACCGCCACAATCGGCGAGGTGTCAGCCCAAGAGTTTATGGGCTTCAAGGATGACGAGTTTATTGTGGGCATGAACGCTGCCAATAAAGCCTCTGGAATCATTCACCGCAAAGCCTTTGGTGAGAACATGATGGCTTTTGCAATGCTCTGCCGGAAGTATCCCGATGCCATCCTTTACCTGCACACCGATGCCAGCTCACCTCATGGCTGGAACCTCATGGCACTAGGTCAGATGCTGGGCATCCCAATTCACAACATGGCCTTCCCTGACCCACTTGCTTACCGCTATGGCATGAGCCAAGAAACCCTTGCAGGTATCTACAGCCAGATGGATGTGCTACTTGCTACCAGCTATGGAGAGGGCTTTGGAGTCCCAACAGTTGAGGCTCAAGCTTGTGGTGTGCCGGTCATTGTCAGCAACTTTGCTGCCTCACCTGAGCTTGTCGGAGATGGCTGGGTTGTTAGTGGTCAGCCCCTTTATGATCCTGCCCAGCACTCATTCTTTACAATCCCATCGGTGCCTGAAATCTTTGCTGCCCTTGAGGAAGCCTACAAGCGAGGCAAGGGTAAGTCAGACAAGGCCATCGAGTTTGCCTCAGACTTTGACCATGAAAAGGTTTGGCAAAAGAACTGGATGCCAGTGCTAAAGAAACTACTCAAGTGATTCCAGTCCTAGGCTTTGCAACCCTAAAAAGGTTTGACCTTGCAGACAGATTGCTTGCCTCGATTGACTACCCAGTAGAGCACTTAGTAATTGTTGACAACTCTGGCACTCAGACTTGGAACCCTACCCAGCCGGACAAAGTAAAAAACCTCTGGATGATTAGAGTGCCCTTTGGCTTAGGGCTTGTCGGTGCTTGGAACCTGATTGTAAAGTCAACACCTCACGCCCCCTATTGGCTCTTGGTCAATGATGATGCCTGGTTTGGTGAAGGTGCCCTTGATGTCATTGCTCAAGATGCCAACCCTAACGGACTCAGCTTCCCTCATGTCAGCCCTGATTGGTCTTGCATTGTCTTAGGGCAAAAGGTTGTCGAGCAAGTCGGGCTATACGATGAGCGACTGTATCCCCTGTATTTTGATGACAACGACTATCAACGCAGGATAGAAAAGGCTGGCTTGCCGATACAAAGAATAGATGCCATTGTCCACCATGACAATAGCTCTACTCTAAAGGCTGGGTATCAAGAAAAGAACTCAAAGACTTACTCAAAGAATCAAGCCCTGTTTGACTCTAAGGTAGTCAACAACGACTACAGCGAGGGTAACTGGAGCCTAAAGATAAGGCGTGAAAACTCATGGGACTAACTGTTTACACAGGTGGCACCTTCGATCTCTACCACGCCGGACACGCTAGGTTCCTAGCTAGGTGTGCAGAGCTAGGCGAGGTCACAATCAGCCTAAACACAGATGAGTTTATTGAGGAATACAAAGGCAAGCCCCCAGTAATTAGCTTTGCTGACAGGGCTGAGGTATTGCTGTCAACTCGCTCGGTTAGCCAGGTAATTCCAAACTCAGGTGGGGCAGATAGTCGCTGGGCAATCGAGGCTGTCATGCCAGACATCATTGCCATTGGCACAGACTGGGCTAGGCGTGATTACTACAAGCAGATGGGCTTTGACCAAGACTGGTTAGATGATAGAGCGATTGCCCTGATTTACATACCCTACACTCAAGGCATAAGCTCAACAGCAGTCAAAGAGCGTATCCTTTTTAGAGGATAGAATAGGACCACTATGGCAATCACAAATGGGTACGCAACTTTAGCCGAGGTCAAATCCTCACTTAGAATCACAGACAATGTCGATGACAGCTTGCTTGAAACAGCCATTGAGTCTGCCTCAAGACTTATTGACGGCTTCACAGCTAGAAGCTTCTCTAACGCAGGTACGGCTGTTAGACACTTTGCTGCTACCGATGCCCTAAACCTAATCATTGACGATGCAATCACAGTCACAAAGGTTGAGTCCACCGATGAGATTGGTGATACCTACACCGAGTGGACTGCTACTGACTACCAGCTTGAGCCTGTAAACAGCCGAGCCGATGGACTCTACTCCCCATACACAGGCATCCGAGCAATCAACACTTACACTTGGCCAGTAGTTGACTACCAGGCACTTGTAAAAATTACCGGCACTTGGGGCTGGTCATCTGTACCGACTGCTGTAAAGCAAGCCTGTGTGATTCAGTCATCAAGACTTTTCAAGCGTTTAGATAGTCCCCTCGGCGTGGCTGGTTTTGGAGATTTAGGAGCCATCCGAGTTGGTCGCTACCTTGACCCAGATGTTGAGCAGCTTCTTATGCCTTACAGAATCATGAGAAACTTTAGCTAATGAGCATTAGCCTAATCAGGCAGGCCCTTGCTACCAACCTTGCCACCATCTCAGGACTACGCACAGCCGCTGAGGTCCCAGATCTACCCAACCCACCCATCGCTGTTGTATCACTGAGCTCAGTTGAGTATGACGGAGCTTTCAACAAAGGCCTCACCAGGTATAACTTCAACATCACAGTAATTGTTGGTAGAGCTGCCGAGCGTGAGGCACAAAGGAAGCTCGATGCCTACATAAGCACAGGGGCCTCAAGTGTCAAGAGTGCAGTAGAATCAGATAGTACGCTCGGTGGTAATGCCTACGATTGCCGAGTGGTCACAATGAGCTCAGTTGGTTCATTGAACATTAGCGACACAACATACCTGGCAGCCGACTTCACAGTCGCTGTCATAGCAAACTAGGAGAAATAACATGGCAAAGTTTTACGCCCAAGACTACAAGATTACAGTTGGCACAACAGTGCTATCTAGCTCAATCAACTCAGTGACACTAGACATCACTGCAGATGAGGTAGAAACAACTGCTTTCGGCAGCACCTACCGCACTCGCATTGGTGGACTAAAGGATGCATCTGTATCCCTAGACTTCATGCAGGACTTCGCAGCTGGATCAGTTGACGCTCTATTGTTCCCACTGATGGGTTCAACAGTTGCAGTCAAAATCTCACCTCTATCAACAGCAGTTTCAGCTACAAACCCTGAGTACCGCTTTGACGCTCTAGTCACTCAGTACCAGCCTTTTGCTGGCAGTATCGGTGACATCGCATCGCTATCTGTGACTTGGCCTGTAACAGGGGAAGTCGTTAGAGGGACAGCAGCTTAGGCTGTTAGGCTAACAAGATGAAAATAAACCTACAAGTTGAATACAGCGACAAGCCTGGTGAAACCAAAGAGGTGACCTGCCTAGCGTCTGACATGGTGAAGTTTGAATCACACTTCAACATCTCCATTGCAAACCTAGAAAAGGACATCAAGATTACTCACCTGCTTTTCCTAGCTTGGGCTAGTGAGTCACGCACTAAGGCAACAACAGAACCATTTGAGGTGTGGGTTGACGGAGTCGAATCCGTTTCCGCCGCCGATGACCCAAAAGCATAAAGGGTCTAGGTGACCAATCAGCTCATTGGCTGATAGCAACTCTGGCAGTTGAAACTGGGATAAGTCCCAGAGAGTTGTTAGAACTTGATGAGCGGATGCTCTGGACCATCAGCCGCTACTTGATTGCTCGCAATCAAACAAGAGGTTCTAAAAAAAGATAAGCCCCCCAAAAGGGGGTTTTTCTTTTGAGTAGAATAGAGCTTGAGGTGCAATCATGCAAAGTATCAAGGCCACTGGGGTCAAAGAAACTCTGACAGAGCTGAAAAAGCTAGACCCAGAGCTATTGAAGCAGATGAGAAAAGACATCAAAAACGAGCCTGGGCTAATCAGTGCTGTGTCTGCTATCAAGTCAAACATCCCCCCAATCTCGCCTTTGTCGGGCATGATGCACAATGGCCGAACTGCCTACAAGAGGGCTAAAGTTTCAACCAGCTTCAAGCCAAGTGTCAGGCTCGATAGAGTAAACCAACGCTCGATTGTCACAATCAACACTGCCCCACCTAAAGACGGCATTGGTTTTCAGATCATTGACTTAGTTGGTAAGGGTCCACGCAAGGGCAGTCGCAAGGCTCAGGGTATGCAAGCAAAGCTCGTAGGGCTACCATCACGCTATGTGTGGAAAGCTATTGAGGGCAAAGAGGCATCGCTGTCGGGGGCTGTTGTCAGCATCATCAACCGGTATTCAGAAAAGGTCAATGTCAGATTGAGGACTAAGTAATGGCAATCAAGATTCCTATTGTCACAGTATTTGACAACAAAGGCCTAAAGAACGCACAGACTCAGGTACAGAAGTTCGGTGCCTCGATAAAGACAGGGTTGCGAGTTGCTGCCCTAGCTGGTGCTGCTGCCGCTGCTGTAGCTCTTGTTGCCACCAGGTTTGCAAAGATGGCTGAGGAAGCTCAGGTTGCTAACAACAGGCTTGACCAGATTGCCAGCTCAATGGGCATCTTTGGCAAGGAAACAGGGGCCGTCACTGACCGACTAAAAGCCTATGCAGATCAAAACAAGTTTGTGCTGGGTGTTGACGATGAGGTCATCAAGTCAACTCAGGCTAAGTTGCTTACCTTCAAAGACCTGGCTGAAACTGCCGATGTTGCTGGGGGTGCTTTTGACAGAGCTACAAAGGCTGCCTTTGACCTAGCTGCTTCTGGATTTGGCTCTGCCGAGTCTAACGCTGTCAAGCTTGGTCGAGCTCTACAAGACCCAATCAAGAACATCAACGCACTCTCAAGAGCTGGTATTCAGTTCACCGATGAGCAAAAGGCATTTGTTCAAAGTCTTATTGACTCTGGCAAGCAACTTGAGGCACAAGACTTTATCTTGTCAAGTGTTGAGGCAAGGGTTGGTGGCACTGCTGCTGCTACTGCAACTGCCTCTACAAAGATGTCTATTGCCTTTGGTGAGATTGGTGAAGCTATTGGCACAGCAGTCCTACCTTTGCTTGAGTCTTTTTCAAACTATCTAGTAGAACTAACACCACAGATTGAGTCTTTCTTTGCTGACCTAACTGACCCAACAACATTGGTTGGCGAGAAGTGGTTTGAGATGAGTTCCTCGGTCATCGCTTTTGGTGACACTATTGCAGATGTCTGGGGCTCTATAGATGCTGGGGGACTTTTTACAGGTCTGCTTGATTTGATTGAAACAGTCATGATTGGCCTCTCAGAGCTAACCTGGATTGCCGGCGATGCTGGTAAGACTTTGGGCTTGTTGTTTAGCGGTGACTTTGCTGGTGCAGGTAATCAAGTAGCAAGTTTCTTTACTAGGTACAACGGCTTTGTTGACAGCCTGTATGCAAAGATTGACAACGGAGCTAAGACCCTAGCTGCTAACGCACAAAAGAGATTCCAGGGTATTGGTGGCAGTGGTGCAGGACTTGGTGGCGGTGGTGGTGCTGGCGGTGGCAAGGGTGCAGGTGGCACAGGATCTCAAAGCATCGAGCAGACACTTAAGCAAGAGGCCAGGCTTGCATCTAAAGAAACCAAGCTGATTGGTGCCGGTCTAAGTGAAGGTTTAGCAAGCAAGATTGTTGGCAAGGGTGGCAAGACTGCAACCAAGGTCCTGAAAGACATCAAAAAGGGTGGAGCGGCTGTTGCTGCTGGACTGCAAAAGACCTTCAATAAAACTAAAGCAGGTCAGAAAGAGGTAGCTCAAAACGCTGCCGCCGCTGCTTCTGCTGCTGCTGAGGCCGCTGCTCAAGCTGCTCAAGCCGCTGCCGAGGCTGCTGCCGCTCAAGAAGCCGCTGCTCAGCGTGAAGCAGATGCCCTTGCAGAGCGTGAGCGTATTTTCCAGTCGTTTGCCGATGCAGTAAAAAACACTTTTGCAGGAATCAAGAATGCGATACTAGGTGCTTTTGACCTGACTCAGCTTGGTGGATCTACTAACGCAATCACTCGCAACATGGAAAAGCTACTGACTCGCCTACGCTCATTTGCAACTAATGTAAAAGACTTGGCAGCTATGGGCTTGAACCCAAGCCTGTTGCAACAGATTATCTCTGCCGGTCCTATGGCTGGTGCTCGACTAGCTGAGAGCCTGGTTATGGGTGGTCAGGGTGGACTATCAGCCATCAACGCTGGCTACGCTGAGTTTGGTTCACTATCAAGCCAGATAGCTCAGACAGGCACCGAGGCAATGTTTGGCACAAGCTCACAGCAGTCTGTTTACAACATTGAGGTCAATGGCGGTGTCGGCTCAGGCTCGACTATCGGTAAGGCTATTGTTGACGCTATCAAGGCTTATGAGCGTACCTCTGGTGCTGTCTGGCAGGGTGCATAGTGGCAGCTCCAGAAGTCAAGCTAGAGCTAGGTCTTGACCTCGGACAGCGTGACCCTTTTGCTTTTGTCTTAGATAACGCAACTAGAGGTGTGCTTGACGGCACAGAGTTTACCCTTGGTGGCGAGCGATTGTTTGACATCACCGACAGGCTTGTCACTTGCTCAGTCAACAGAGGCAAAAACAACGCCCTAGATCGCATTGACGCTGGAGTGGTTTCTATTACTGTGGACAACTCAGACAGACGCTTTGACCCCTTGTATGTTGATGGACCTTATTACGGCCAGCTTGTACCTCGCCGAACTGTCATCATCTCTAGCAATGACTACCCTGTCTTTGTTGGCTTCATTGACGATTTTGACATTCAGTATGAGCCAGGCAAGCAGTCGGTAGTTGCCATCTCTGCCTCAGATGCTTTGTCTGTTTTGACTAACTCAGGACTTGAGGAGTTCACCCCTGACTCACAACTATCTGGTGCTCGCATCAACGCTGTCCTAGACAGACCAGAAGTTGACTGGCCAGCTGCTGAGCGTGACATTGACGCAGGAAACTCTACGATGCTTGACGCTGATGTGGCTGAGGGCACAGGCACGCTTGAATACTTACAGCTAGTTGCCAACTCTGAGTTCGGTACCTTATTCCTAGCCAAAGACGGCAAGATTACCTACCGAGAGCGAAACGCTGTACCCAACACACCGGACATTGTCTTTAGCGATGAGATTGTTGCAGGGGCTTACACAGGTATTCAGTTTGCCGATGTCAACATTGTTTACGGCTCTGAGAACCTTTACAACAGAATTAGCCTTGCCAACGCTGACGTTATACCTGACCAAGCCTTTGCCGAGGATGCAGACTCACAAGCCCTTTATGGCCCTAGAGTCTACGATGCCTCTGGCTTGCTAATTCAAGAGCCAGCCCAGCTACAGTTCCTTGCAGACTTCCTACTTGCCAGATACAAAGAGCCTCAGTACCGCTTTGAAACAGTGACAGTGGTCCTAGACACCCTTACAACTGTCAACCAGGACAAGGTGCTTGATCTTGAGATTGGGGACATTGTGCAGGTTCGCTTTGAGCCTTCCGACATCCCACCTGCTATCGAGCAGTATTGCCGGATTATCGGCATCAACCATGACTGGAACCCTGCCAGCAAGAACATTAGCTTTGCCCTTGAACGCCTTGACTTTGCCATCTTTATCCTCAACGACCCTGTGCTTGGCGAGCTCGACAATGACCGCCTAGCCTACGAGTAGTAAACTAAAACAAGACCAAAAGGAAACCAATGCCTAGAAAAACCTTTACCGCTGGAGAAGTCTTAGCGGCTGCCGATGTAAACCTGTACCTCTCTAACGAGGTCACGCTTACTATGTCAACTGCCACTACCTACACAGTTGCTACCTCAGACCGCTACAAGATTCTAGAGTTTGACGCTGGATCAGCAGTCACAGTGACTATCGGCACAGCCACAGCTTTCCAGGCTGGCGAGCGTGTGGACATCTTGCAGGATGGTGCTGGCACAGTCACGATCACTAGAGATGGCACAGCAGTATCTCTAGCAGGTCGAGGAACCGCAGGAACCGCTTACAGAATTGGTCAGCGTTATGACGCAGTTTCCGTTGTATGTGTAGGGACAAACTCTTACCGCATTATCGGTAATGCAACGGCTGTCTAATGACTCTCTCAGCGTTAGGTATTTTGAGTGCTGCTGGGGCTGGTGGGGCTGCCTTTAGTTCTGACTATGAGCTAATTACCACATCACTAATTTCTTCTTCTACTTCTTCTGTCACTTTCAGCAGCTTAGGGACTTACTCATCTACCT